TCTGCTCGAAATATCATTTTTTAAAATAATCTTGCATACCACCTTCGTGATATGTATCTAAAGTTAAACAATGTAATCCACCATCCCAAAAGTTTCTATGTCTAAAGCGACAATATATCGGTTCTATATTATGTTTTCTTAATGCGGCATGCACTTCCGGCTGGTGATTTAATGATAAAATAATATTTTCACTTACTGAAAGCATATTCACTTCAAATATACTTTCTTCTGCAAAACCAACCCATTCATTTAACCAAGAGTCTACAAATTTAACAAGGTCTGGATTTGACTTCGCTTCGGGATGCCACCATCTACCTTCTGTAATTTTCTTTTCCATAAACCAAGATTGGAATCCATCCCAATCTGATGTCATTTGATTTGGATTTTGAATTGTACAAACATCCCAGCCTGGAAGAGTCTCTTTAAAACAGCTTCCATCTATCCATGGTGTATGAATAACTAATCCTGGTTTTGGTAAACACATCACTCCATCAGTATGTCCTCCCACTGTTACTGAAGAAGCATATTTAAATTGTGGATATCTTTCTAAAACTTTTTCACCTAGATTAGTTTTATCCTCTTCATCAATAATAAGTTTATTACCTACACGTATAATTTGAGGAGCCCAAAAATCATTTGTAAGTGCTCCATTTTCTCTTTGTATCAATCCTTTTTCTGGCCACCAATCTATAATATCAGGATTAAATAAATTTGCATTGCCCATTTGATAACCAGTATGTATAATCTTATCACCTAAAGTAATCCAATTATCTCTTGGCATAAGGCATGGCCGTGGAATATTTCTTATACGGTTAGATTTAAATGTAGCTATGACATCTTCGATAGTATCAAATTCACCTCCAGCAATAGTATTACGAGGACCTTGTATTACTTCGACACCTAAATCCTCAAGGGTCTTGCGGATATTTGTTAAGTCTTCGTGAGTTTCATACAAGATTTGCTGGAGTAAATCCCGAAGTTTATGGTCACCAACATTTTCAAAAAACTCTGGTTCAAATACATTACCAAGAAGTACCTGTTTTAAAGGGTCCCAACCATTATATGCATTAACTTTATTTATTTTATACTGGTTCGAATCCATCTATTGCCCACCTTCCATCTATCCAAGCTGCTGGACTCATTATCTCAAATCCATCTATTTTTTGTTTATATTCATCTGCCCCGCCAATATATAGATATTTAAATCCTTTTTCCTTATATATAGCGCATTCATTTCTTAAACTTGCAATACCTAAATGTAATTTAGGATTAGCATAGTCCCAAGCAAATTGATAAGCTTCTGCATTTTCATTATCGAATTCACCTATCATACTAAATGCTACAAGTACATCCCCATCATAATATCCTATTATATTATTCTCTTCAAACTCAATATCAAACAGTGGCATAACACTATTGAATTTATGATGATTACAGTACTTGTAATATATTTCTCTTAGCTGATTAGGATCTGGATTAAGCAAAATTTGATATGATTCGATTTTTTTATAATTTGTTTTTTCTAAATTAATTCTCGCATAGGAGTAACTCATCCCATAAATCTCCAAGACACAACATCATTTAAATTTTCTACTGACCAGTTAGCATAGTATCCTTTTTCTTTAAGGATATTACTAGCTTCGTTTATTTTACTTAATCTTTGTACTAATACTAATATACATTTACCAAAATTCATTTTAGCACCATTAATGATTTCTTCATCATGCGGATGATCTTCTAGGGCAACAATATCATTTACCATAGCGTGCATATTAAATTCTCTGACAATATCAGATAACTCTTCTGCTGTATAGTTTTTTGTTGGGGTATAGAGACATACTACTTCAAAGTTGTCATTAAAGTCTGTACTTAATTCCTCAAGTGACTTGCGGATGTCATTAGTTTTTTCATATTTTATTAACGCGCTCCTGGCATATGGACAGGGTACACTGCCAAGAGCTTCGTTGTGAACAGATACAAAATTATCTATCCATTTTTTAATTGATTTTTCCATATATTGTATTTATAATCACGTTTGTAATGTCATATGGGTTAGCATTACTTGCAGGTCTTCTATCTTCTAAATAACCTGATTTATAATTGTTGTTTACAGTTTCAACAGGGATTCTTATACTTGCGCCTCTATCTCCTTCACCATAAGAAAATGTATGTATATCCTGTGTCTCATGTAATCCAGTCAATCTTTGGTCATTATCTTTTCCATATACAGCAATATGCTTATCATGATTATCAGAAAGTTTTTCACATATATCTACAAATAATTCAATATTAGAATCATTTCTCATCTCAGCTGTAGAGAAGTTTGTATGCATACCTGATCCATTCCAATCACCTTTACGTGGTTTAGGTTGGATATTAATATCATAACCATGTTCTTCTGCAACTCTCTCTAATATATATCTGCTCATCCAAAGATCATCTCCAGCATTCTTAGCACCTTTACTAAACACTTGATATTCCCATTGTCCTAACGCAACCTCAGCATTTGTTCCAGTAATATTAATATCTGCATTAATACATTTAATCATGTGCTCTTCAACAACCTTACGACCAGCAACTTTACTTGCACCTACTCCACAATAATAAGGTCCCTGTGGTCCAGGTTCTCCTTCTGCCCATCCGAGTGGTCTACCATGACCATTCATAATAAAATATTCTTGCTCAAATCCAAACCAATAATCTTTTGAATCTTCAAACTCTATTGCAGATCTTTTTTCCGTATCACACATAACAAGCCATCCATTAAAATGGAATGGGTTAGGATAGATTTTAACGGGGGTAAGTATGCAATCCGAATGATCGCCAGGGGCTTGGCCAGTAGATGAACCATCATATGACCATTTTGGTATACGATCTAATTTACATAGATCTCCTTCAGCAATTTTTATTTTACTACGTAATTGCTCATCGGCATCTAGCCATACGTATTCTAATAATGTTCTCATATATATTCCTTTTCTCTGTTAAAAAGGACTTCGTTGTCATGTGGGAGCTTCGTTGCCCTATTTATTTATACAAATTCGTAATAGGAATATTTGAAATTAACAACAGCCGTAAGATATTCTACATCAGTTGTGGTGATATCAAATGGTAGAGACGAAATCATTGTCGGGTAAGCGTCCACAAATTTGATTTGTTTTGTGACATTATTTGCTGAATTCATAATAGTAAGCGTCAAGTCACGTGTAGCATTAGTTGAATGATTAGATTCAACATTACTCTTTATCCAATCAAAGATCTCTTTATAGTTTAAAAGATCTTCGTCAATTAGATACGATACTTCAAATGAACCAAATACTATTTTATCTGATGGTATTCCAACGTCAATCTGTCTAAATGGTAAAGGAGCGCCGTCCGCAGATACATCCGGAAGGATCATTGTTTGAATCGTAAATTCTGCACCAGAATAGGTTTGACTATCTAATGTTAAAACGAACGACGATGGATTTAAAAAGTTTGGCATAATGTTATTTATAAAGAAAAATCCCCCAATGAAGGGGGATTTTATTGTGTAACTTTAGAAAATTACAGGTTAGTAACCTTACGCTTTCTGTAGTATACGTTCGCACCAGCTCCAGCAGTGACAAATGGATTGTCAGCAATACCGTAACGAGTTTTGAATCCGATTCTTGGCTGGAAGTCATTCTCACCAATTGTCTTCATCATGCTTAATGGAACATATGGGCAGTAGAACATACCAGCGTCATATGGGTTTCCACCCTTATAACCAACTGTGAAATAGTCTACAGCAGCATATGGATCAACGTAAACAGCAATGTTGCCGTTTAGAGTACCAGCTCTAAGTGAACCAGTTACGTCAGAATCCATTTGTTGAGCACCCAATGCACCCAAGCCAGTGTCCATAACGCCAGAAGCGTTAAGAGCAGCAGCAACGTTGTTAGATACTAGTACCCAGTTACCCTTACCGCGACGAGTGTCGACAGCAATTTTGTTAGCTTCATGCTCAATTGCTTGAACTAGAGCTTTGTAACGCTCAATTGACCAACGAGCACCACCGTTATCAGTAGCGTTAGTTGCATTCCATGTACCAGCAGATGCACCACGAGTAGATGTAACAGAATTAACGTTAACTGTACGGATAATCTCACGATTCATTTCAGCCAAAATTTCAGTTGAAAGGATATTCGCAAGCTCTGTCTCAGCAGAAAGACCGTGAATAGCTTTAAGGTCTTGTGCTAATTCAGTTGTGTACTCAGCTTTAAGAGCACGAGACTTTGCAGTCACAGTAGTCTTATCGATTGAGAACGCCATCTCAGGGATAGCAGGTGAACCACTAGTTCCTTGAGCTTCAGCAGTTGCCAAAGTGTTACCAGCACCTGGTGTGTAGTCATCTACATCAGCAGGTGTATCAGTATCACCAGCAAAAGGATCGTCACTTGCAGTAGTAGAACCAGAAGCTGCACCAGAGAAAGCTGTATCAGCTTCGTTGAATAATGCTTCAGTACCACCCTGAGTTGAGTAACGGCTCTTCATAGCGAAAATTAGACCAGTTGGACCAGTCATTGGTTGAACACCAACAAGGTCAAATGCTAACATCGCAGGAGTTGCACGTCTAACCAAAGAGATTAGAACTGGATCCCAGTTGCTTACACCTGAGCCATTGCTCATGTTGGCTGCAGCTGCCTCATGAAGACCTTCTGCTTGCGCACGCTCTTCTTGGAAAGCTTTCTCTTGGTTCTCAAGAACAACAGCTGTTACATTACGCTTATGCGCGTCTGCAATTTTACCGGCGTCTTGTGAATCAAGAACAGGAGCCCATTTTTCCTGTAATTGAACTTGATTAATAGTTTCCATTTAAATATCTCCTTTAATATGGATTACTTTGTGCGCTCGATTGCGCTTAGATATCTCTTCATATTATCAGAAATATCTTGCTCTTGTGTATCCTCAGTAATAGCGTCCACTTCTGGAGCATCTTCTACCGCGGTATCTTTATTAAGGTAAGATTCCTTAATTGTTGCTACTTTAGATGCAAAAGTTTCATTATCATCAGCTTCAACAGCCTCTGCTAATTCTTTTACTTTTGCCGCTTCAGTTGCCGCTAAACCTTCACATGCTTCAGCTACGATTTCCTTACGTTGGTAAGTTTTAACTTGCTCAGC